CAAGTTTACAAACACTCCAAGGCGTATCCTCTGCTGGTTTGATAACCATTGTGTTTCCTGCGACTAATGCTGGAAATGCTTTCCATGATGGTATTGCGATAGGAAAATTCCATGGCGTAATTGCACCGATAACTCCAATCGGTTCTTTCTTGGACATACACCATTTGTTTTCCAACTCGGAAGGAACAACCTCACCTGCCATTCTTCTACCTTCACCTGCTGCATAATATGCCATGTCTATTGCTTCTTGAACATCACCTCTAGTTTCGGGTAGAGGTTTACCCATTTCTTGCGTCATGTGACTTGCAATACACTCTTTATCCCTTACAAGAAGTTCTGCAGCCTTATAAAGAATTTCTCCCCTATGAGGTGCTGGTACTCTTTTCCAAGATAAGAATGCCTGATGGGCAAACTCAACAGCATGGTCAATATCCACTTGTGCTGAATCTTGAAACTCAGCAACAACATTCTTAGTATGAGCTGGATCAATGTTCTGGAAAGTTTTACCAGTTGAACAATCTATCCATTGCCCACCTATAAAGTTTTTATAGATCATTATGACGCCTCCTCTTACCAAACTTCAAACAACTTTTGCAAGTTACATCTTTCCATAATCCAGAACGAGGAGAAAAAGAACCTTTTTCATGTAAATAACCAATACCACATTTAGTGCTTCCCCAACCATTCGTTTTATGTATCTTATTCTTATTCATATCATTCACCTCTTACCCCAATAACAACCTGCCCAATGGTCACATTCTACCCAATCTAGTTTTTCTTTATATGATTCATCGGTTTTTACATTAAGTGCTTTGATAAATTGTTTTGATGGAGAGTCACCAACACAAATATCGTCTGTACCCTCAGTTGCCATTTGACATTCTGCAACCGTTTCATATTCCATGTGATACTCATAGGGGCCATTTTCAAACCATTGTGGTTGAACAGCATATCCACCCCATACCATTGCTAAAATACCATAAATTACTGACATAACAAAATCTCCTTAATTAATTATATATATTATTATACCAAACTTTCCATCTTAATACAAGGAACAACTTCTAACTTCGTGTAATAGCTACAATTTTCTTAATCTGCTTCTCTATTACCTCTTTTCTATTAGGCCATTTGATATAAACGTCATCTGGATTCTTTTGTAGATTTCGTAACAATGGCATAATAATCTTTTCAAGCTTTAATAGCTCGTCTTTTCTTTGTTTCTCTAATTCCTCTACTCTGCTAGTATCACCTTCTCTAGCTTTAAGCAGTTCATCAATCTTGGTTTCAAGCTCATTGGAAACTTGAGTTTTCTCTGCTACCTTTTCTTGTACTTTTGTTTCAAATTCTTTTACTTCATCCTCATCAACTGTACTAAATCCAAAATCAAATTCATCGTAATCGTCTAAATTTAATTCATCTTCCATAATGTTCTCCTAAAATTGTTGACAAACGGTTGGATTCTTTTTCATAATCTTTAACAACTTGTTAATATATATTTCCAAATCAGCAATAGGTTTCTTGAAAACTTGTACTTCAAAACTATCCCTGACAGCTATAAGAATAACTATTTGTTCTGGACATGAACCTGTCATCTCAAAATATGCAACTGCATAGAAGAAAGCTTGAATGTAATAATCCTCAATCCATTCTTCTTTCTTTGCTTTCCTAGATGTTTTGAAGTCAATAATAGACAGTACACCGTTCCACTCTGCAACACAATCTGTAGTTCCAGCAACTCTTAGTTCATCACTATATAAAGGTAATTCTAAACCACAAATGTTATTAATATTACCTAGAATAAATCGGAGTCGATTGAATACGCTGATGACCTCTTGAGGATAATCACACTTCAAAGGATAATTATATAGGTATTGTTCACAAAGGTTATGCACCATTGTTCCTAATTCGGATGATTCCTTCATAATTTTATATGCTTCTTTCTCACCTACCTTTTTACGCCACTCCTCTATCCCCGGCTTATCTTGACTGCCAAGGATAGAGGTGATGGAAGGGTATATATTTCCAGCTGGTGTAACATAAACCCTTCGCCCGTCAATCACCTCTCTTTGAGAGGGTTCTTCAACCGCATCGTAAAAATCATCAACGTGCGTAAATTTCTTCTTCATAATATCCTTTCATTATTTGTCTTTCATCTCACCCATTGTGAATGTTAATGGAATTATCAATCCATCTCTAACAATTATAAAATAAGCTTTATCACCTATCTTTTTAGATTTTACTTTTGTAGCTAGAAGTTTCCATTTAAACGGTTTTCCATCAAACCTTGTAATGATATCACCAACTTTAATAAGACCAAAAGCTGGACTATCAGGAACTACTTCTTGCACATAAGCACTATAACCATACCTAAACATATGGTCTAATTTTCCAAAGTCCTCTTTTTTTACTGGACGGAAAACAATACCCATGAAAGGTCTTTTTATTCTATGACCAGTAGGAAGTGCTTTAAGTTGTGCAACTGTTTTTTGAACATACTTACCATCTATAGCAAACCCAATTCCTACACTACCACTTCCTTTACCACCCGCACCAGTAATAATCATGGTATTAATACCAATTACGTCACCATGAGAATTCATTAATGGGCCACCAGAGTTGCCTGGATTTATACTAGCATCTGTCTGGATAAACGGCACAAACGGTGCAGAATTCGGTACAAACCTATTTAGGGATGATACATTTCCAAATGTAATCGTAAATGATTGCCCCATAGGTGAACCAATTGCAATAACATCATCACCAAGTTCGGGTCTTTCACCCCACTCTAAATATGTAAATACTTTATCATGTTCAGCATTATTAATTTTCAATAATGCTATATCAGATTCTTCATCGTAATTTATTAAATTAGCTTCATATGACTTGTCATTTTGAAAGATAACAATAACCTTTCCGCCATTAAAAATATTATTAATAACGTGTGCATTAGTCAATATATAACCATCAGAACTAATAACAAAACCAGAACCAACGTGTTGTGGGTCTTCTTTAGGATTCCTTCTACCTTGAGGTTGTTGTCCTTGAGGTTTTCTAAATTGAAACCCACCACGTTTTTTGGGTTGCATACCCGCACTCATCTTGCCTCTTTCTGTGTGTATTTCTACAACAGCTGGAAGTACTTTCTTTACAATACTTGTTTTGTAAGTGTGATCCGCATTAACAATAGTACTTACTCCCAATAGCAGAAATGATATAAAAAAACATAATATATTTCTTTTATAGTGCGACATAACGTGCGCTCCTTGCCTTTGTTAAATTTAGTTTTTTGGTTTAAATAGCTCTATACGATTGCCTCCGATTATACATGAAAGGTTTCCCTTTGCATAGTTAAAAATAATAGCCCATTGTCTATTATTCGGATTCATCAGTAATTCCATAGAAAGTAACATTCTATGTCTGTCATCATTGACAATACCACTTGCAGCCAAACCCAACATATAATCGTTTTCCGCCATCTTCCTGATAAACTCTGGTGTATTACAATACAAAAGAATATCAGCTAATGGAACTGTTGTCTCTTGTTGCATGGTTGTAGTTGGTTTATTACCTAGAATAAATAATAAACACAAGCCAATTAATACCACTTTCTTCATTTTACCTTACCTCAAAATTTGATGCTGGATGATTCTTTTTTATCTGTTGCATCCTTTCCGTAAATTCCATAGTTGGTCTTAATCTACCCTTTGTAGATTCCAACCTTGCTGAGTCACCTATACCGACTGCCCCAACAACCCGAATAATATTTCCTTTTGTCTTACAAAATGGACATGGCCTTTTCAAAGGAACATCCATATCAGCAATTGAATGAAATTCTTCGTAAAAATGATTACATTTCTCACACTCAAAATTATATAATGGCATTAGATACTAACTCCTAAAGGTATTTCAAATCTGTTTAGTTTATTCTTCCACTTCATAAATGTTCTTCCATGATTTGTTTTATTAATTTCCATCCATTGCCATTGATGTATCATTTCATGTGCTAACGTGTATAAAAATTCTGATTTATTCCAAAACGAATTGTTAATTGACAGTTCACCATATACAAAATGTTCTGCATCAATTCCAATATGTTCTGCATGACAACCATGTCTTCTGCGTATTTCTATATCTTTAAAAGGATGAATTTTATTATTAAAAATTTCTTCATTCAAAATGTTAGTCCATCTTGTTATAGCGTGTTTAGATGGAATGTATATTTTTTTATATTTTTTATTTTCTCTAACAGTTCTAATAACAATATTATCTTTTTTGATATACATTGCTTTACCTCAAGCTTTCTGGCCTACCGCTCTTCTTTCTATTTACCTTGATGGGCGGTAAATCGTAACCTTGTTTCTTAATAACTGCTGTAAAATCTTTCTTGACTGTATATTCACATGATAAAACTATTTCTAAAAAATTACCAATATACTTTGAACCAGAATCCCACAGCAAATGAAAAGCATGATTGTCAATATCAACTTTAACATACTTATTTTTAAATGCTTCAATCACTTTAGCATTCTTTTGTAATTTCTTCCGTTTATTAACTTGAACATTAACAACGGTATCTAATTCTACCATGTCCTACACCTTTCTATAAAGATTAGGGAAAACTTCTAAAACCAACTTTTCAGTTAATCCTTTACATTTAAGTTTCTTCTTTAGTATTTGTTCAAAGACAAGAGCTTCTTCCTTACACATCGACTCTAATATTTGAATCAATAATTCTTTAATTCTTTTTTCCGTTAATCCAGTTGACTTTGGATGGCCTTCAACAAAAATCGAACACTTTGGCATAACCGTAAACAATGAAGTTTCATTCAGTCCAATAGGTGCTACATCAGGTTCATATTTCGGCATCTTCGTAGGTGTGTTCCATTTTATGTTAGGGTCAAATACTCCTTGTAGAACAAAACGAAAAACATTGTTAGTTTTGTGTTCTTCAAGAAATGCTTTCTTCTCTTTTCTAGTTTTAGCTTTTGCAATCTTTTTCAAAATTTCAGAAATATATAGTGTCATCTTATAAAATCCTCTATGTTCTCCATTAAATACTTCAAACGATTAGTAATAAAATAGTTCAATAACTGTCCCTGTTTATTGTCATCTTTTTTCTTTGCATAACTCTCCATAATACCCTTAGAGATATTTTCTGGAATATAGTCAAAATCAATTAATTTCTGATTGCGTTTCCACTTATTAGATAAGCCATTAGCAATATCTGTTTGTTCCATCCAAACTGCTAATTTCTTCTTTGTTATGGGTTTCTGTCTCTCTCCCTTAACTATACAATCGTCAGCTGACAAAATATTAGGAACACCATCACCTTTATCACCTCTGATAATATGTTCTCTTAGGTATTTATAAGGGTTATTTGTAGTTATCATCTTTTTTTGTATGGGAGAGTACTGTTTTATATGCTTATATTTGTGTAATTGAGAGAAATCTTTATCACTAGAGATAATAATGCTCTTTTCGTGTATATTTTTAGATAAAACAGCTATAACATCGTCACCTTCTGCGTGAGGAACAGCAATCACTTTATACGGAAAATGGGTGTCAATCTCAATAATAATATCATTAATCGTCTTAAATAGAGCTGACCAATCCATGCCTTCTTCGGTTTTCTGTTTTTCCCTTTTGACTTTTCGGTGAGCTTTATATTGAGGAAATACTTCTTTTCTCCAGCTACCATGGCAATCGGTGCAGATTACGATTTCACCATATTTTGCCTTATGCTTTACCCGATAGTTCCTGATACTATTAAGTACCAGATGTCGAATAAAATCTTCAGTTATTTTTTCTTCATAGGAAGTTTTATGAGCTATCATAATACTACCCACAATTATATTTGAAAAATCTAATAAAATCATATCAACTCCTTGGCCTTCTCAATCACCTTTAAATCTTTAATAGAATCTAAACGAAAACTTCTCCATCCGTCATTATCTATATCCCATACAGATAAGACTTCAAGATTTTCTTTTCGCTTTGACTCACCAGTTGTTTCTGGCAATATATGCTCACTCAGCGTACAAGTCATTTTTCTTTCTTCACCATTTACTTTAGTGAAAACTACATTCATAATATTTTTTTGTAAACTTTTAACCAACGCTTCCCGCTTCGTCATAATAATCTCCTTCATAATGTTGTATATATTCAGTATATTTTACTATCTTAATATTGGAATATTTTTCCAATAAATCCAACCCATCGTTATTTTTATAACGGTGTTCAAAATGAAATTCCTTTATACCAGATTGCAGTATTAATTTTGCACAATCAACACATGGAGCATAAGTACAAAACATATATGCATCTTGTCCAGATTCCGTAGATTTTGCAAGTTTAGTTATTGCATTAGCTTCTGCATGAAGAACCTCTGGTTTTGATTCACCATCTTCTTCACAAACATTAGAACCACCAGAAGGCATACCATTGTAACCGATAGAAATAATTCTATCATCCTTCACAATGATACACCCGACTTTTAATCTCTCAGCAGTAGAAAGTTTTCCATATATTCGAGCAACTTCTAAGTGAGCTCTAATATACTTATTTTTCATTAAACCATGTATCCTCTATAATAGTTTGTTCTTTGATAAATACATTACTCGGTGTGCCTTTGTTTTGTTGAAATGAATTAAATGAAGTTTTATTATCACTCCCTTCATTCCTTTCCTCACCATGTTCCTTTTGGAATTCTTCGTCTGTATGTACCTCGAATTCACGATCAAAAGTTTCATGCAGATAATCTGCACCACTAACAACCATTTCTTTCGATGTAGCTAAATCCTTTATCAAAAGTTCTGCATTTTCAGGCTTCTGAATTAACAGAGAACATAACAAGAAAAATTGAAATATAATAATACAATTCTTTAACATTAGAAAGCTCCTAGTAAAATGGTTTGAGCATTGATTCTACCTGTAACAACCCTTTCTTTGGTAGTCATCTGCTTCAAGTTTTTGTTTAAAGTCCTCTTTGTCAAGGTTTCCAATACATCATCTGGCTTCCTTGCCGTCTTTTGCATCGACATATCACTATCAAAATGTAATATTGTAGAACCCTTGACACTAAGACCTCTAACACTATTCTCAGCATAATAAACACCTAATCTATTTTTCTTGGTATTGTAAACCCATAACTCACTTGCTCCAATTATCTTTTCTGGATTTACACTTACTAATCTAAGGTCTGGATATTCTTGCTGATACTTCAATTTAGAAACAAGTCGAGTTGCTGATAGAGTTTTCTTCTTTCTAGGTTTTCTTTGAGCTGTTGAATTTTTAATAAGACGATCAATGTCGTCAATGATTACCCCAAAGAAGTCCATAATTTTCTTATGGTATTTGGGTTTTAAATGTCCCCATGCTTCATTTAGATAATCATCTTCAGCATTATATACATCTACAGACTCATTATAACAATTCATATAAAGCTCTCTCATTTTTCGAGCATGAACTGCCTTACAACCCATGCTTTGTAGATGGGCATAACAATCATATTTTTCTTTAAAATCACTATTAATAAAATCGTCAACTTTACCTTCAATCTCACCAACAAAACCAATCACTTGTTCATTGATTCTATCCTGTATTGAAGGTCTTGGTCTATTCTTTTTTTCTTTTTCTAATTCCTTTTCTTTTTTCTTTTCCTCTTCTAATCTTTTTTGTTCATACCCGATAGATGGGTCTTGAGGTACACCGTCCACAACTGGAACAGCTCTTGTAACCCCATCCTCACAACTCATAATATCATAAACTTGTTTACTCATAATATAGATTCCTCTCAAAGATGCATCTTGGCTAAACCAAACAATGCAATAATAATAACGATAGTGTTTAATAGAATTAAATTAACACTATTCCTAAGATAAGCATTAATAATATGTAAAGTAGAACCAACCAACTGAATTAGAAATATAGTGGTGATACAAACATCGTCACCATACCAAGCCATTAACAAGTAAATCAAAATAAATGCTAATGAACCTAGTGTTTCACAAATCAATCGGAAACGATTATATTTCCAATCTGTTACAATCCAACTTTTAAATGATTTTAATGTATTCATTTTCCTACCTTAGTTATTTGATACAGTCATTATATAATTTTTACCCTTCACCATCCATTCTGGATATTCTTTTAAAGCCATAATCTCATTTTCGTAAATTTCGTCTATATGTTCATCAAGCCATGCTTCGTATTCATGGTCTTGATACTTTCCATTTTGTTTTTCGTAAGCGTGCTGTTTTTCCATTTCACGATTATATTTTTCTTCATCAGTTCCTTCACCCTCTAAAGAATCCAACCAACATTCAAAATCGTATTTATCCATTTCGTAATCTTCCCATTCATCTTCCCATATGCTCATTAGATTATCTCCTTTATAGTTTCATACATTTCAATAATATCTCCTTTAGATAATGATGGATTACCAGCAGTATCATACTTTGAAGATTTTGTCCAATCTATTTTTTTAAATACATTATATACTTTATCAGAAGCTTTAATATTATAATGAGAACTAATTGGTTTAGTCATTTCTTTATGTGTATTACCAGCACCAACACCAACTCTTTGGATTAAAAAATCTGCTTCTTTCCTTTCAACAAACATAAAATCTTTATGTTCCATTCTTACAATAATTTTTTCTCTTATATTATTCTGTTTCTCCCATACTTGCCAAACACAAGGAACATCATATAACTTACCATCTGGTGTATGAAATGAATCATCTGGTAGTATTTCTTCTTTTACCAAATGAAAATACTGACCTAACCTATTTTTTATTGATGGTTTTCTAAATGTTCTTGGTAATATAAACGCAACAGTATCAGCAAAACTAGAAGCATGATTAAAAAATTTAACAGCCAAAGAAGAATTTTTTCCAAATGGGGGATTGCCCACCACTAAAATTTTCCCCCGATCAACCAATGGTTCAGTTTCCAAAAAATCATAACATATAGTTTCAGAAAAATGTGGCTCTATATCGTAAGCTATTTTATTTTTATGTTCTATCTTATGGTAAAAAGAACCAGAGCCTGCTGATGGCTCAATAACCATATCATATACGGATGGTTCAATTGTCGATAAACATTTATCAACAACATTATTATTCGTAAAAAATTGATCTAATCTTTTCATTTGAACAATAACTCTCTTTCTTTTAATTTTATCTTTCCATCAGGCCATCTTTTTAAACATTCTTTACCTGTAAGAGCAATAATTCGTACTTTTGGTAAGTCACAAAAATCTGTCCAAATAAATGTCTGTGCTTTTGCCCATGCATCATTAAGTTGTTTATCATATGTTCTACCAGTTCCTTTCATTGAGCTACGGGCAAAACTACCACCGTTTCTATTAAAAGCTTTCTGGTCATACAATTTAGTTTTTGTTTTTTTATCTCTCAAATCTGGTTTAATCTTTATTGGTATCCCCTTATGTTCAATAAGAAATGGTGTAGGATCATAAACAATATCCTTAAACCATTTGGGCAACAGTTTTTCAGATAAGAAAGACATAGGACTTGAATTACTTTTATAATGTGCTATCATTTCTTCGTGGGACATTCCACAATGAGACATATCACCCAAATCAAATTTATAAACTTTATTCATTTTTAAAATCATAATGTATATTCCTTTAATATTATTTAAATGTTACATATATTGTATCATATTTAGACAATAACACAAGGAAAAAGTGAAGAAATATTGGATTTTAAGCCCTTTATTTACAAGGACTTACAAAGTTTCTCAAAAAACCCTGTAAACCCTTATAAAACAACGACTTATAAACCCTTTGTTTAGGAAGGTTTAGGGGGATGGGTCTTTTTGGTCAAATAATCCAATAAATCTATCACCCGACAGCAATAACCATGCTCATTATCATACCATGCTAACAGCTTCAAAAATCTCTTATTTAGCACGTTTGTAGAAAGACAATCTATAACTGATGAAAATTCACTACCAATATAATCCACCGAAACCAACGGCTCACATGATACATCAACAATACCCTTCATTTTGTTTTTGCCTTCTTTGACAAATATATTATGTATTTCATCAACCTCTGTATCTTTTTCCAGCTCTATCGACATATCCAATAACGATACATTTGGAACTGGAACTCTAATAGATGAACCATCAAGTTTTCCTTCTAATTCTGGCAATACAACTCCAACATTTTTAGCTGCACCAGTTGTAGTAGGAATCATAGAAACTGTTGCAGCCCTTGCTCTTCGTAAATCTGGATGGGATGAATCTAATAATGTCTGTCCCATCGTAAACGAATGAACTGTTGTAATGTAACCCTGCTTGATACCGTAATGTTTTTGTAATACTTTTAATATTGGTGTCAAACAAGTAGTAGTACAAGAGGAAGCTGAGATAATATTATTTTCTTGAACCTTATAATCTGTTTCATTAACACCATAGATCAAAGTAGCATTTACATCTTTTGCTGGCGATGTTACGATAATATTCTTTGCACCAGCTTCTATATGTTGATGTAAAGAATAATAATCACAAAATTTACCAGTTGAGTCAATTACATAATCAACTTCTAATTCTTCCCATGGCAATTTCTTTGGAGTACTTCTATCAAAGTTCGGAATAGTTTTTCCATTGATAATCAAATTATCTAATTCTGTTTCTATCGTACCATCAAATTGTCCATGAATAGAATCATACTTAAAGAGATGGGCTCTAACACTAGCAGTTGTTCTTGCATTGATAGCAACAATATTATACTTTGAATCATTAATAAGATTACGAATTAAATTCCTACCAATCCTACCAAAACCATTAAATGCTATATTGATCTTCTTATCAACCATCACTCACCTTTCATACAAAATTTGGGCCCACCGTCCAACATACTATTGAATAACGAACACCCCTTGTTACAGGGGTGACTCTATGCCAATCTCTACTATCAAAAACAATAACACTACCAACTGATCTAATATCTCTTTCTACATCATGGTCTTTATCGGTATAAGGTTTATCACCATGATAGAATTGTAACAGACCACCTTCATATTCATTATGGTCTGTTAATGACATTGTTAAAGATAACTTCCTACATTCTTTTGACAAGTCTTGTGAAGATGAATCTTGATGCCAATCATAATGACCACCATCCCGATATCGTGCAAACTGAATAGCCTGAAAGTAATCAAGTTTATAATTGAAAAACTCTTTGTTGGCTTGTCTGATAAAACCCCAAACTAATTCATTCATCAGGTTTTGTCTATCGGTAATAAAACTAACAGCAGTCTTTCTCATTTCATGGTCTGTTTTTGATCTTTTGTCTTTTTCTTCTTCGTCTAGGCCTGAATCAGAATATCCTGCATTTATAACAGATGCATCTTCAAAATTAGAATTTTGCAAACAATATTTTAAGTATCTTTTACATTGATCTTTAGGTATTGCTTGTGGAAATATATAAAACGCCATATCATTCACCCTTCCATCTTATCTTAAGTTTATCTTTATGGAGATTAAAAAAATGTTTCATTTCAACAAACCAATACTTTTTATATATTGCACCGTATGTTTTTCGACATTCGATACAACTTTCTTTAGGATCGTATAGGTTTGTATCAAATAAAACGTATGTGCCTTTTCGTGTTATCTTTATAAACAATAGCCATAAATCATTATCACTTGTAACATCATGCTCGACTTGCTCTATCCAATTATCAAGTTGTGCTATTGTAGATTTTGCTAACAATAAGTGAAATGGAAAGTCTGCATAATTCTTACATTCTGCTAAGAAGTATGGAAACTTCTGTGGCGGAACAATATCACCTCTTGCTAATTTAATTTGTTCTTCCGAAAGAGTATCTTTTCTATATTCATTCTTTCCACCTACATAAGCTCCACTATTAGGTACTCTTATAAATGATTCATTATATAACTCTGATAAAAAATTACAAACATCCCTCTCCCAACTCTTTCCTTTTGTCTTGGATTTACTTGTCATAAATGAAAACCATCCTCATCCATATCGTATTCATCTTCCTCATCAACATCTCTAGCATAAACAGGGGCTGCACAAAAAGGACAAAATCTCGGAATCATATCAGGTGATTCACATTCCATAGCAAATGAATGTCCACACTCAGCACAGCCAAATCTTCTTATTATTTCATCTTCATCTAAATCCATATTAACTCCTATTTAATATCTACGATTTCACACTTATCACCGCTGCAGGCATACTCTTGTGAACCTCTAGTATTGTCCTCTATTTCGTATTTAGACAACTCATTCCAATCAATATCTTGAGGCATAGTGTCCATCATTTGTAGATATTCTTTTTCTGAACATTCCTGATAAGGAGCTTGTTTGTAAGAATGATCTGAATAAGGTAAAAAAGAGATTCCAGAAATCATATCAAAGTTTTTGAATACCCACGCACCAACCTCAATCCACTCCTCTTCCTTGACGGTTATGGTAACAGAAGGTTTGTGTTCGCACCAATGTTCCTGATATAATTTCCAGAACTCTAATTGTTGAATAGCTGTTTTATCATTTCGACAAATTGCATTTTCAGATGTTTTAATCGGAAAAGAAAATACCCATGTATGCTCTGGTTTAGTAACATCTGATTCATGTGGAATACCTTTCTCTACTAGAAATTGACACAATGGGTCTTTCTTATCACCTCTTACAGTTCTAATATAAAATGGTGAATGTCTTGCATGAATACCAGAAGCTGCATCAACTAATTGTGATACAGTTCCAGAAGGTTTAACACAAGTAATAGCTGCAGACGGATTGATACCTAACTGCTTTGCAACTTTCTTATTTGTTTCAATTGCAACTTCTTTAAGACTTGTCAATAAAGCAGGTAGTTGGTCTTGTATTGCTTGAACTTCTTTAGTATCATCATAAGAACCATTAGTGTACTGGTTATCCATAATACCAGTTAATGATACACCCAACAAAGCTTCATCATCACAATTTGTTTTCCACTCTTTTGACAAGTAACGAAAATTAGTTAATGTTGCTTGCCATGTTCCAAGTATAGTTGCAAGACGAACCTTAGCTGATAATGTCTCTGGTGTATCCTCTGGTCTAACAACAACCTCTGTTAAATTACAAAACTCTTTATCCCTCAATATAATTTCGGAACAAGGGTTAGTACCAAAACTATGATTAGAATCTCTACGATCACCAAGTTTCTCGACTTGTTTTTTTGCAGCCACTCTATTAAATATTCCACGTTCACCTGACTTGGATGCAATCAATGACATCCACTCTTTTAAAAAAATACCTACATCTGGTTTTTCTGTATATGCTACAGAGTTATTAGATAAGGCACGTTGAGTATTATCCAACCACCATTGTCCTGTTTTAGCGTTTCTCATTCTTTCATCTGTAAGATTAGATAGAGAAATCAATGCAGACCTACGGACACCACCAACCACAACTATCTCTGCAATCTTGCACATAATATCATGGCACTCAATAGATGATAATTTTCTACCTCTTGCATTTTGAAAAATCTCTACTGTAAAACGAAACAAATTATCCAATGGTTCTTGTCCAGACGAACGCCCACCAAATGTTTTCAGACGTTCTCCAGCTGGTCTTACTTTTGACATATCCCATTTAGCAATCTGTCCAGCATATAACATCTGTATCAATTCTTTATATGCTTTAGCCCAACCAATCTTTGAGTCAGCTACAACTATAGTGGTATCTGTATCAAATAACTCATCGGGTACTTCTGGTAATTTCTCAACTTCCCTTCGTTCTACTGAAAATCCAACACCAGTTCCACACATGAGAATAAATAAACATTCATCAAATGCTCTGGTTTTATTTACTGCAAGATAAGCACAATTATATCCTGCTACATTATCTCTTTCTAACGCTTCACCAGCAGTCATCAATGACCTCATTGATGGCATGATTTCCATGTTTACTACTGCTTTTTCTAATTCTTTTCGTTGACTTTTAATTCCTTTATGACTTTCCAAATGTTTCTCAAAAAAATCAAAATATCTTTTAACTGTTTCTTCCCATGTTTCTCTTCGATTTTCATTTTCAAGCCATCGGGCATAACGACTTTTGTGTATAAATTGCTGGTATATATCCATTTACTTTAATTTCTCCTTTAATTCTTTCCATTCACGTTTACCTAACCCAAATTCCAAATCTTCTGACTTACTAAGCATATCTACATAACTTGACAATGAATTACAATATCCATCATAGCCACTATACGTTTGTATCTCTGCATATGTATTAAACATATGTTTTAACACATTCATTTCCATTCTACTAAATGAAGTGTTATATAAACTATAATCTTCAAATGCTTCAACTGCAATGGGAAAGTGTGGCTTAACTAATTCATACATTGCCTTTGCATAATCTTGTATTTCCTGTTGTGCATGACTATCCATTCGCAACCTACAAAAATGAAAAAAGTTGTGCAAGTCTATTTTCCAGTAACACTCCGTATAGTTTGATACTGGTAAAACTATTCTTGACAACTCTCTTGATAAACCACCATGACCTAAAGTTTTATTACCAACTAACAATCCATAACAGATTGTAGCTTTATTGGTAATATCTTTTATCATGGTTTTATATTTATTTTTCCATCCTTCAGAAAGTTCTCCCCCTCTGCCTTGTTTGTTAATTTGTGATTGAGGTTGAAGATACTCTACTTCTGGAATATAACAATCATCTGACATTACAGAATACCTGCCTGAATACTCATTAATTTTTGCTGTTCGGTGTCTCACAAGTTGTCTCATAACAAAAATAGGAAGTTTCAAATGAAACTTTACTGAAGCCATTTCAAGTGGGCTAGTGTGTTTGTGTCTCAAAAGATAACGAATGAGATTTCTATTGTCTGACACCGCCCGCGTTCCCTTCCCATAGGAAACCCGAGCAGCATCAGCGATGTCACCATCACTACCCATGATATCAACTAGTCTAACAAACCCATGTTGATGTACCTTTGTCTCCTTTATCTCCATAATCAATGTCCTCTCCAAATAATGCTATCTTAATATCTTTGTAGGTTTTCCTTCTTTCTATTAATAAGGGATTGTGTGTATCTTTATAATACTCTATCATTTCATCCAAATACTCTTTTACTTCCAAGCAATCTTCTGCTGGTGTACGATTTAACATGACAGCCTCCTAACATTTTCTCCATTGAGAAAGTATGAAATCTGCTTGCAAACCAGAATATGTATTAGTATCTATAACACCCTTAATCTCTTCTGCGGTCATTCCATTTAGAATCATGTCATTGATATCTTTGCCATTTACACCTTCCGGCCATATACAAACACTATAACCATTAGTAATAAATTTCTGTAACGAATGTACAATCTCCTTATTTCTTTTTTCATTATCAAGCACTATAATAGTATCAAAATCAAAAACATTGAACTTAACTCCTGCCATTGCCATGCAATTAGGTAAGAATAAACTATCTAGTGGCCCTTCCACACAATATTTTTTATGTCTGTTATTTATCCTTTCCTGACCATATATTAAGTCATCAACTCCTTCCAATTTAATTGTAATATACTTACATAAATCTTTTGGATCAAAAGACCTTCCTTGAAAGCCAATAATATCATTATTACCGTCAAAGAAGGGTATAACAAGTCTAGGGGTATCACCTTTAAGAGTTGGAAATTTATTTGGTACAACTCTATTAGTCCACTTC